CATCAGTCAGACTCAGACAAGCACAACCCCTGCCGAGCCTAGCAAGTCCGAAGTCAAGCGTATAACCACACTAGAAACAAACATGGTTAAACGCATTAAAGAATTAGCCGAGGCTAACGGTAAACTTACTGCCCAAGTTGCAGACTTACAGTCAGAGAACAACCGACTGCGTCATTTATACATGGACAAGCAAGCCGTAGTTAAATACCTTGAGGATAAGATTGAATCCTTTTGGGGTATTGGCGAAGAGTTTTAAGTGAGCTTCACTATCTATCAGCATGATGGTTTAAAGGTAATTCAATGGTTTAAGACTATTGATGAACTTCTTGCCAGCATGCTGGTTAACCCTAATGACAGATACCACCGAAACCCATGAGCAAAATCCCTAAGAACGCTACTAGGAAGCAACAGAAGTGGCAAGCGAAGACTTTAACTGAAATGTTTGCTAATATCAGGAGAGGTCAAGAATATGTAACTGTGGTAATGCAGAGGGATTCTTGGGAAACATTACGATACGCTATTGATTTAGCATTTAGAGAAGAGGAAAAGTTTATGGCAAAGGCAAAAGAAAAACTAACAGTTAAAGTACCTGCAATCCGAGAGAAGTCAGGCAATATTGTTGAAGCACCGAGCAAAGCATATTCACATGAAGAACTAATCATAAAGGAAGGCAAGAAAGCTAAAGGCTCGAAGCATATGTTTGAGTTGTCAAACGGTAAAGTTGTTAACCGTAAGAAAGCTGCGAAGGTAGCAGAAGCGGCTGGTGAAGTACCTAAGTCCGTTGGTAAAAAACTACATTCTCACGACTTGCGTAAAGCTGAACGCATCAAGAAAATAAAGGAGAGTAAGATTAAATGAACGATGAAGACTTTGTAGATGCGGCATTTATGTTGAACATGGTAGGAATTATTATACGGGGTAATGTTCTGTCTAATAAAGCTGATGATGCAAGAGAAGCACTTGCCATAGCAAAACATATGCTTGCAGTCCGCAATGAAGACGAGAATGACGATGGTATAGCCACAATTAAAAAGAGAAAGTATGTCAGAAAAAATTGATATAAGAAAAGCCGCAAGAGAAGCGGAACACAGTATCACAGGTAAACGGTTTTGTACGAGTTGTCAGAGTATGCAACCTGCCTTAACAGGCAAAATCATAGAAGGCAAACGTAACAGGTGGCAATGTTTTAACTGTAATAAAAGGGTAAGTTCACGGAAGTATTCAAAAGGAGAAGGCGACAAATGAGAGACGGTGGTAAAGGTGATACACCAAGACCTTTAGGTGTGCCAATGGAACAGTTTGATAAAAACTTTGAGGCTATCTTTGGTAAAAAAGAACGACGAACAGAGCCTATTCCGTTTGCAGGCATGGTTGATGTAGAAGAAGAAAATAGCCCATTGCCTGATGCGTAAACCATTCGAACAAGAACTACACGATCTTTATGATGCGCCCGCTAAACAAGCGGTAGCTAAGTATATGGAAAGAACTTGTGGTGTGACAGTACAAGCTAACCCCGATCAATACGGGGTTGATTTGCTTTTGTATAAAGGATATAAGAAATGTGTTGGGTACGCAGAAGTAGAAGTAAGGCAATGGAGTCCTGACTGCCCATACCCCACAATCCATGTGCCTAAACGTAAGGCTAAGTTCTTTAGCAATCGTACTTTGTTCTTTGCTTTAACCAAAGATATGCAGTCTGCGTATTGGATTGAAACTAAGAATATTAGCAAGCACCCCATCAAAGAGATTAGTAACTATAAAGTTCCTCGGGGTGAATATTTTTATGATGTACCAACAAATGAATTTGTGTTAATAAATTTAGGAGAATGAAATGACTATATCTGTATCAATTCAAAAGGAGAATAAAGATGGTTCGGCTGACGCTCTCATCAGGTTCGAAAAAGAAGACCTCGAAACACTCGTACAGTGGGGGCTTATCAGTATGCTTAAAGAAGCCGTTAATGAATATGCCACTGCCGAGCAAATTAGCGCACGAGCTAGTGCTGAGTCTACTAAAACAGTTAAAGGAAGAAAGCCAGCAATTAAACCCATCAAAAAGAAAAAGAAAAAGAAAAAAGAAGTAGAAGTAGATATTGATGGGAGATGTTAATGAACAATGAACCAGTAGCGTGGATGCCAGTAATTGGATTTGAAGAAAACTATGAAGTTTCCAATACTGGTGATATTAGAAACATACAAACAGGCAAAATATTAGCCAAAAATACTATGGGTGCTGGCTATTACAAAGCAGACCTATGGCAAAACGGCAAGCGCAAACAAACATCAATTCATAGGGTGGTTGCTGAATCGTTTTTAGGCTTTCCTGATTGTGCAATGGAAGTCAATCATAAAGATGGTAATAAGCTAAACAATCATGTAAGCAATCTTGAATGGGTTACAAGGTCTGAAAACGAACAACATAGTCGTGAAGTATTGGGCAACTTATGCAAGCCAGTTAAAGCAATATGCTTAAAAACAGGTGAAGTTCGCATATACCCATCACAAACTGCTACCGCTAGAGATGGATTTGAGCCTAAATGCGTATCTGATATTTGCCTTAAAAAAGACCGATACACGCATAAAGGCTGGGCTTTTGAGTATTACACCCATCCAGCAAAGACACTAACAGATGAGGAAATAGATGCAGTAGGTGATGAAGTTTCAAATCTTATTGACACCTATGCTGGTAGACGAGAATTTGCTAGAGCAATACTAAGAAAGGCAAGCGAAAAATGAAAACAAACCATGATGGAACAATTACTTTAAATGCTTATGATACTTGGACTGCTTGCAATACTTGTGGTCAAAGAGTTACAGGCGATTCTATCCATACTTGCTCACCACAGTTAAAGACACTAACAGATGAGGAAGATACAAAGTGCCAATACTGCAAACAAGGGTGTATTCGGTGTGATGCTAGAAAATTACTAACAGATGAAGAAATAAGGCAGATTGCCGTTGAATGTGGTGTTTATATAAATGAACAGGGGAGTATTTATCCTGACGATATATGTATTTATAGCTTTGCTAGAGCAATACTAAGAAAGGCACAAGAGTGAGCATAATAACGATTGACTTTGAGACTTACTATGATAAGTCAACATTCAGTCTGTCAAAGATGACGACTGAGGAATATGTGCGTGATGATAGGTTTGAAGTTATCGGTGTAGCCGTTAAAGTAGACGGTGGCGAAACCGAATGGGCTAGTGGTACGCATGAACAATTAGCAAGCTACCTAAAAACTTTTGATTGGAAGAACTCAATGTGCATAGCGCACAATATGGTATTCGATGGCTTTATTCTTTCTGAACGCTTTGGTATCTATCCTAAAATCTACGCTGATACTTTATCTATGGCTCGTGCATTACATGGTGTTGAAGTTGGCGGCAGCCTTGGAGTGTTAGTAGAAAGATACAAACTAGGTGTTAAGGGTGATGAAGTTATCGCCGCCACCGGGAAATACAGGTCAGACTTCACAGAAGAAGATCTTGATAGATATGGTGATTACTGTGTCAATGATGTGGAGTTAACCTACAAACTATTTAATCTAATGATTACCAAAGGCTTCCCCAAATCAGAGATGAAGTTAATAGACCTGACCATGCGGATGTTCTGCCAACCAAAACTAGAACTAAATTTAACTTTACTTGAACAGCATTATGATGATGTTAGGGCGGCAAAGGCTAAGTTGTTAATAGAAGCTGGTATTACTAGTCGTGAGGAACTGATGAGTAATCAGAAGTTTGCCGAACTATTAAAACAGTTAGGTGTAGAACCCCCTACAAAAATTAGCCCAACAACAGGTAAAGAAGCCCTTGCTCTAGCTAAAAATGACGAAGACTTTAAGGCTTTGTCTGAACATCCTGATGTAAGAGTGCAGGCTTTAGTAGCGGCTCGCATTGGGTCGAAATCAACGCTTGAAGAAACTCGTACTGAAAGGTTTATTGGAATCGCCAAGCGAGGGTTGATGCCAGTCCCACTCAAGTATTATGCGGCTCATACAGGGCGATGGGGTGGTAGCGACTCGCTGAACTTACAGAACTTGCCAAGCAGGGGTACGAATGCAGGTAAGCTGAAGAAGGCTATCGAAGCACCTGAAGGTTATGTAATTATTGACGCTGACTCAGCACAGATTGAAGCAAGAGTATTAGCGTGGTTGGCAGGACAAGATGATTTAGTAAAGGCTTTTACAGATGGCGAGGATGTATATAAAATCATGGCTTCTGCTATATATAGCAAGGCAGTCGAGGAAATTAGCAAAGAGGAACGCTTTGTCGGTAAGACAACAATCCTTGGGGCTGGCTACGGCATGGGGGCGCAGAAATTCGGGGCGCAACTTAAGACTTTCGGCGCAGAAGTTACAGAAGATGAGGCACGGCATATTATCCAAATCTATCGGGAGACTTATCCAAACATAACCGCTTTGTGGCGACAAGCACAGGGGGCCTTAGACGCTATAACCAAAGGCATGACAACATCTTTAGGTAAAGAGGGTGTGCTGTATGTGGACCCAAAAGAACGTGGGGTTAGATTACCTAGCGGACTCTTTATGCGATACGACAAACTTGTTGCAGTTAAAGACGAAAACAACAAACTGCAATATCAATACAAGACTCGTTACGGTTGGAATAAGATATACGGCGGTAAAGTTATTGAGAATGTTTGCCAAGCCCTAGCCCGTTGCATCATTGGTGAGCAGATGATAAAGATAGCTAAGAAGTACGATGTTGTTTTAACGGTACACGATGCGATTGCCTGTATAGTTAAGGAAGATGAAGTAGAGGAAGCCCAAGCCTACATTGAAGAATGTATGAAATGGACACCCGAGTGGGCAGAAGGATTGCCTGTTAATTGTGAATCAGGATATGGGAAAAGCTATGGCGATTGCTAATATTACTAGAAAACAACTACTAGACTTGTTAAGGCCTGGGATTAACGAGTTATTTGAAAAAGCATACACAGAATTTGACCCACAAACATATATAAAGGAGGTGGATTTTGGACAAGATATACAAGATGCAAAACTACAACATCGGCTACACGATAACCGATGAAATGATTGAAGACCAAGTAGCTAATGTTATGGCAGATAAGTATACGACTGCACTGGCTAACTCTTTAGGTATGACTAAGGAAGCAGTTGCCGCTAGTATTTGGGAGATGGGTGCGCAAGCACCTAAAGACTATATAAAAGAGGTGAACTTTGATGAGTAACTTAACGCTAGGCGGGCTGACACTTTGCAAAAACAAAGATAGTGAGTATAAGTGGATTCGGGCGGATGTAACTCCCCAAGGATGGAATCCCGTAGGCACAACAGACAGCGATGTAAATGTTTTTAGAGTGCCTGTCTTTGACGCACCTTATATTAAAGAAGTGGACTTCAAATGAAACTACCAGCGTGGTCGTATTCAAGCATTAAATTGTTTGACCAATGCCCTAAAAAATATTACCACCTGCGTGTAGTAAAAGACGTTAAAGAACCACCAACGGATGCGATCTTATACGGTAAGCAGTTCCACGAAGCGGCCGAACTATATGTTAGAGATGGTACACCCATACCCCCACAATTTGCATTTGCTAAGTCTGCATTAGATAATCTAAAACAGTTAGAAGGTGAGAAGCATTGTGAACTTGAGATGGGTTTAACTGAAAATTTAGAGCCATGTGGATTTAAAGACCCTGATGTATGGTGGCGAGGGGTAGCTGACCTAGCGGTTATCAATGGTGACGAAGGCAGGGTACTTGATTACAAGACAGGAAAGTCTGCCAAGTATGCGGACACTGACCAGCTAGAGTTGATGGCACTTGCTATGTTCAAGCACTTTCCCGAATTGCGCCTAGTAAAAGGGGCATTGTTCTTTGTTATTTCCAAGAACTTTATAAAAGACTCGTATAACAAGGAAAACCAAGATAAAATGTGGGCTAAGTGGCTTGCAGAATACAATCGTATGAAGTTCGCCTATGAGAACAATGTGTGGAATCCACGACCAAGTGGACTGTGCCGAAAGCACTGTTTGGTGTTGGAATGCCCCCACAACGGAAGGAACTGATATGGGTGAGATGTTAGAGTTGGAGAACGCACACTTGACTAGCCGTAGCCATTTAGTGATAGATCACCCTGCGTATTACTATCCAGTCTTAAAAACTCAATACGGGTGGACTGATGGAAAGACTACGGTGTGGAATGATGAGTGGGAAATAAAGGAATTAAAAGATGCCTTACGTAAATAAGCCTCGTCCTTATGCTAAAGAATACCAGCAACAAAAAGATCGAGGTGAACTCGAGCGTCGTATGGAACGTCAACGTGCAAGACGTGCGATTGATAAGATGTATCCTGATAAAAATAAAAATGGTAAAGCAGACATTCGTGAAGGTAAAGATGTTGCCCACGTGAAAGCACTTGACAAGGGTGGCTCAAATAAGAACGGTGTGTTCATCGAATCAGCAAGCGGTAATCGTGCCTTTAAAAGAGATAAGAAAAGCAACTTAGTAGGGGAAACTACTAAGAAAGAAAAGGGCGAAAAGAAGTTAAGCAAGGTTGTAAAGTTAAAGAAATAGTAGTAAACTTGTAGTACAAATTAGATGGGTGAAGTGGGAGACCACTTTCACCTGATATTCGCTTCATTGGAGAATGTGTGGAAATCAAAGACAACAAGGTATTGTTGCTGAATTTACGTAACCCGAATAAGATTACGACCGTCATTCCCAAGAGTAAACAAATTGGGGAGAATCAAGTGGCTGTGCATTGGGGGCTAGACGAAGCAAGAGTATTAAGAAATTTATCAATTAAAAATGTACCATCACCGATACTTGGGCAATACAAGTGGGAAGGTGTACACAAACCGTTTGAACATCAGAAAGATACATCATCGTTCTTAACCTTAAACCCTCGTGCATTCTGCCTTAACGAGCAGGGTACAGGGAAAACAGGTAGTGTTATTTGGGCGGCAGACTATCTAATGAAGATAGGTAAGATCAAGCGTGTGCTAGTCATCTGCCCTTTATCTATTATGGATTCAGCATGGAGAGCAGACCTATTTAAGTTTGCCATGCACCGCCAAGTAGACATAGCTTATGGTAGTAAAGAGAAACGGGCTAGGATTATTAAGTCTACCGCTGAGTTCGTCATCATCAACTACGACGGAGTGGAAATTGTACAAGACGATATAGTAGCAGGTGGCTTTGACTTAATTGTTATTGACGAAGCGAACGCATACAAGAATGCCCAGACGACTCGTTGGAAAACACTCAATAAGATATTGAAACCAGAGACATGGTTATGGATGCTTACAGGAACACCAGCCGCACAGTCACCCGTAGACGCATATGGACTAGCAAAGTTAGTGAATCCAACAGGAGTGCCTAGATTCTATTCAGCATTTAAAGATATGGTGATGTACAAGGTGTCGCAGTTCCGTTGGGTAGTCAGACCAAACGCAGATCAAATTGTATTTGAAGCATTACAGCCAGCAATTCGTTATACCAAAGAAGAATGCCTTGACTTACCTGAACAAATCTTTGTGACTCGTGATGTAGAACTTACACCACAACAGAAGAAATACTATGAGTTACTGCGTAAGCAACTTGTCGTTTCAACATCAGGTGAGCAAATTACATCAGTAAATGCTGCAGTCGGTATGAGCAAACTCCTACAAATATCTTGTGGTGCAGTCTATTCAGATTCGGGGGAGACACTTGAGTTTGATATTTCCAATCGCTACAAAGTTATGCGAGAAGTTATTGATGAGACCAAGCAGAAGATTTTGATCTTTGTGCCGTTTAAGAACACTATTCAAATCCTAGCGCAAAAGCTAGAACTAGACGGCTTTAGTACCGAGATTATCAACGGGGATGTGCCACACAATAAACGCACTGAGATTTTCAAGAATTTTCAAGAAAAGCCTGACCCACGCATCCTGATTATCCAACCATTAGCGGCGGCTCATGGAGTCACTTTAACGGCGGCTGATACGATTATTTGGTGGGGGCCGACCCCAAGCCTAGAAACATACGCACAAGCTAATGCAAGGGCGCATAGAGCAGGACAGAAGCATCCAGTTACGGTAGTTAGGTTGCAAGGAAGCAACGCTGAAAAACATATGTATAAAATGCTTGACAACCGTATTACAGATCACGTAAAGTTAGTTGAACTTTACAAGAATTTACTTGAGTAAAGTAATATTTGATAGGGAGAATGAGATGGACAATGAAGGATTATCAATAGAAAAACTGACTCGTGTCTACATCAAGATGCGAGAAAAGAAGAGTGAATTAGACCACGAACTTAAACAAAAGATCGGGAAGTTGGAAGATGATATGCAGACCGTTAAGACTGCCATCCTCGACCAAATGAAAGAACTTGGAGTTGAAAGTTTAAGGACTGATGCTGGTGTTGTGTACCGAACCGTTAAGACCAAGTATGCGACAACAGACTGGGAATCTATGGGCAAGTTTATTCTTGAACATGGTGTGCCTGAATTATTAGTGAAAGCGATTAACCAATCTAATATGCAGGCATTTTTAGAGGAAAACCCCGACTTGCTTCCGCCGGGGCTTAATGCAAACATGGAATATTCCGTGACTATTAAAAGGAAATAAGATGGTTGATGAAACCTTTGTACCGATAGAAGATATTGCGAAATACTTTGCTGTTTCCGTATCAACTGTTCGTGGTTGGATTCGACAGGACTTAATCCCTGCGCTAAAGATTGGCGGTGTATATCGTTTCAAAATTGGCGAAGTGGAGCAAGCCTTGCGAAAACTAAGCGGCGGTGAATTAGTAAGAGAAGAAGCAGATGGAAGTCTAACGGTTAACTGTGACCCTAATGATGCCCAACTGACATTAAATTTTAACCCTGACGAAGACATTTAAGGAGAATGACATGGATGACCAAATCCAAGCAGTAGACCCAGCAGTAAAAGCAGAGCAAGAAGCACAGATGCAAAAGCAGTTTCGAGCAATGTGTGTCGATTTTGCAACACGTGCTAAAGATGTAGATTCAGATACTATCATTGATATTGCCAAGAAGATTGGCGCATATATTTCAGGAGAATAATAATGAGCGAAATGACTTTATTTAAAGGCGGACTGCCAGCCTATTTAAAAGCAGCTTCAGATGATGCAACCAATGCCCTAGCTGGTACAGGCGAAGGTGGTTTAGGTGCACGTCGTATTAGCATTAAAGGCGGTGTATTCCGTGAGTTCATTGGCGGTAAAGAGTTCCGTGTATCGGAAGAACGCTCTATGAACGTAGTGATTATTAAAGCTGCGCCGAAAGTATCCCGCATATTTTATGCTGGTAGCTATACCGAAGGTGAAGCAGTATCCCCAACTTGCTGGTCATCCGACAGTCAGCGCCCTGATGAGAAAGTCAAGGCAGAGAACAAGCAATCAGCCACCTGCTTGAACTGCCCACAAAACATCAAAGGTTCTGGTCAGGGTGAAAGCCGTGCCTGCCGTTATCAACAGCGCCTCGCAGTCGTCATCGATGGTGAAATTGATAAAGAAGAAGTTTACCAATTAGTACTGCCACCTACATCCGTGTTTGGTGATGGTGAAAAGGGTAAGCTCCCTCTTCAGGCATATGCTCGCCATCTTAAGAACCACGGTACCCCCATTACCGGTGTGGTTACTGAGATGCGGTTTGACACAGCAAGCCCCACACCTAAGTTAGTATTTAAGCCTGTGCGCCCTGTAACCGAGGATGAGTTCTTGAAAATCCAAGAACTTAAGGAATCTAAGGAAGCTATTGCCGCCATTACCCTGACGGTAGCACAGACTGATGGTGTTAAGGATAAGCCGAAAGTAACGGCTATTGGGCGCACTACACCTGCCGTAGTAGAGGCAGTTGAAGCCGAAGTCATCGACGAACCAAAGAAATCACCACCTAAGAAAGCCGTAGTTGGCAACGAGCCTAAACTAGAAGACCTAGTTGGCGAATGGGATGATTGATAATAAGTAGTAGAAGTTTTGGGGTGTTGCGTACTTAAAGGGTGACTTAAACGACCACTCGCCCCACCTAACAATGGGTGGCTATGAACAATTTAGAATTTTTACAGCAAGTCCTTGGCGACGAAGGATACTACTGCATAGTTGGGCTAAAGAAAGACTCGGACAAACCAGTCCAAAAGTTTTTCCAAAAGCTAGAAGATGCGGCAAATGTTGCTGAGAACTTAAAAAATGAAGGCTATGATGCGTACTACGCTCTAGCTACGTTTGAAGATGGGAAGTCAAGAAAAACTGCTAATGTTAAGCAGTTAAGGTCTTTGTTTATCGACCTCGATTGTGGTCAGGGAAAACCCTATGAAACACAGGTAGAAGCACTTGCAGGTTTAAAGGCTTTTTGTAAAACTACGGGTATGCCGAAACCAACGCTTGTAAACTCAGGCGGGGGAGTACACGCATATTGGCCGCTAACAGAACCTGTTTCACGTGAAACATGGACACCACTAGCTGAGAAGTTAAAGAGCATGTGCGATGAGCACGACCTGTTTGCTGACCCTGTGGTGACGGCTGACTCTGTACGAATCCTGCGTGTGCCGGGGACATTGAACTACAAGAACGATGAGGCTAGACCTGTTACGTTAATCGGTAGCTCATCAGGCTCATATGAACTAAACACACTAAAAGATATTATTGGTGAGCCTATTGTTCGCAAGTCTTATATACCACGTGGTGAGATGGATGATGTAACCAAGGCTATTCTTGGCAACTACACCAATCGGTTTAAGACAATTATGATTAAAACCATAAAAGGTGAGGGTTGTCAGCAACTTGCGCATATAATTAAAGAGCAGGCCACTATGCCCGAACCTATGTGGAGAGCAGGCCTAAGTATTGCCAAATTTTGTATAGATGCAGATATTGCGATTAAGAAGATATCTGAGCATCACCCTGAATACAGCCCAACATTTGCTGACAGCAAGGTACGTAATATCAAAGGTGGTCCTTATACGTGTGCTAAGTTTGAAGAATATAACCCTAGAGGTTGTGACAACTGCGTACACAAGGGTGTAATCAAATCGCCTATTGTTCTTGGCAGAGAAGTACAGGAAGCTAATGATGACGATAACATTGTTGAAGATGTTCCGTTCCAGGTAGATCAAGGTCACACACAGACATACGTTATACCAAAATACCCCGAGCCATATTTCCGGGGTAAAAATGGAGGCATCTACAAACGAGTTGTTAAGCAGGATGACGAAGTAGAAGTCTTGGTATATCACAATGATATGTATATGACTCGTCGCTTGGATGATTCGGAAGTGGGTGAGGCTGTAGTTGTTCGATTACACCTGCCTAGAGATGGGGTGCGTGAGTTCACAATGCCTGCATCTGCAGTTACATCAAAAGAAGAATTAAGGAAGTACTTGTCCTCTAAAGGTTTATGGCAAGGAAAGATAGATGAGATTATGTCTTATCTAATAGCTTGGGGAAATCATATGCAATTAAAAGGTAAAGCCGACACCGCAAGACGGCAGTTTGGTTGGGTTGATGAAAAGTACGAAGCGTTTGTTATTGGTGATAAAGAAATTCGTGCAGATCGTGTAGACCATAACCCACCATCGTCATCTACAGGGCATTTGTTTCATGCGTTTCAGACTAAAGGCAGTATGGATGCGTGGAGAGAAGCTATGGCTTTCTATAAGAAGCCCGGAATGGAGATGCACCAATTTATGATTGGTCTTGCGTTCGGCTCGATTTTTACAGACTTTACTCCTATCAATGCGGCACTCTTACATATCTTTAGTCCTGAGTCAGGTATTGGTAAAACTACTGCGCTGTTTGCAGGAGCTAGTGTTTGGGGCGACCCTACTAAGCTGGTGTTAAAAGAATCAGATACAACAAACTCTAAGATGTTACGTGCTGAGTTATACAACAATCTGTTCCTACCAATGGATGAAGTTACTAATGCTACGGCTAAAGACTTGAGTGACTTTGTATATCAATACACATCAGGCTCACAAAAGAACCGTATGACTGCATCATCTAATGGTGAGCGTCATCGTGGTGAACCTTGGAAACAAGTTGGTGTAAGCACAGGTAATGCCTCTATTATGGAGAAGATGAGTATTTATAAGGCTCTTCCAAAAGGTGAAGCCATGCGTATTCTTGAGGTTCGTGCTAAGCCTGTAGAGGGTTTAGATAAAGCCGAAACCGACGAATTAAGTGCCGCATTACAGCACAACTATGGACACGCATACATACCGTTTTTACAATATGTCATGAATGATATTGCTGGTATCAAAGAGTTATATAAGACTACTCAGTATCGGCTTGACCAAAAGTGTGGGTTTACTCCAGCAGATCGCTTTCACTCTGTACTAGTAGCAGATGGCATAACAGGATTGATGGTTGCTAAACGGGCTGGTTTGATTGACTACGACATTAAACCTATAGTTGAATGGGTTGTTAGTGCAGTTAAGAATATTAAAAGCCAAGTACAGTCTATGGATGTTAGTGCTGAAAGTACTTTAACTAATTACCTTGCAGAGAATTGGAACAACGTGCTTCGTATTAGTAGTACACAAGATGCCCGTAGTTTACCCAAGGATGAAGTAGAGCACTTAGTTATTCCTGATGCTACACCAAGGATGCACTTTATAGCACGACATGAATATGATATTAATATGTTGTATCTTTATACTGATCCGTTTAAGGCTTGGTGTGTTAAGAAGCAGGTAGACTATGCTGGCTTAGTAGACTCCTTGAAACGTGGTAGAACTAAAGCTAAGATTGACAAGAAACGTATGGGTAAAGGCACTCGTATGAGCCTACCATCGTTAGATGTGTTGTGGGTTAACTGTGAAGGATTTATGGATGAGGACAGACAAGAAGAACTCGCCGCCATTGCAGCGCACAAGGCCGCTATTGAAGGTGATGCACTTGGGGCAAGTATGCCCTGATGGTGTAGTTATTGATGTAAATTGGGATAATTTTCATGTGGGGATGTCTGTATTTATCCCTGCAGTTAACTTATCAAGGTTAAACAAACAGATGCAAGCTATAGCAAAGACTAAAGGAATCCAAGTAAAAGGATTCGATAGAATTGAAGGTAAAAAATTAGGTATGCGTTTTTGGCGAATTGTGTAGTACACTTTCTACGCAACGCTCATTCTCCTGTTGCATTGTTCTCGTGAGGAACTACCCCTTGGTCCCCGGCTCAAAAGGCTGGGGATTTTTTTATTGGTCGTATTCGGCAGCGTTACGCATCATCTCGTCATAGAGTTTCTGACTAAACTGAACCCCTTTTACAGTACGCTTGGTAGCTGCTTCAAAGGCTCTTTGCGATGCGTCAAAAGTATCTTCGGTAATACCTAAGTCTGGATGCTTGGCATTTAAGTCTTTTAACTTCTGCTTATACTTTGCAGCATCTTCACCATCACCCATACGGTTAGCTACGTTCCATTGTTGGAGTAACTTAGACTTCTGTTGCAGGATAGTTTTTTCAACACCTTTTAAACGGCTATTAATTTCCAATTGGCGAACATATTCTGCTGGAGCAAAGCCCAATGCTTGAGCTGCAATACTAGCTGCACTAAGGTCTTCTGTAATTGGATCGCCACGTAAACTCTTGGCCCCTTCAGTACCAAAGCGATAAGCTTTAAAGATGTTACCAAGAGCTGATGGAAGTACAGTCTCCACGCCACGCTGCATGTTACCTTCGTTCATAAACTGTAAACCACGTCTAATTTTAGAAGCTACACCAAATGCTGGACCACCAAGAGTTTCTAGCATACCTTGTTCAAATGTTTGTGAACTAGATGATGGATTGCTTCTAAAAATTAAATCGCTCAAGCTAGTGCGGGATGCAATCTCAGCGCCAGTAACATAGTTCAACATACCCTTATAGGCAAACTCACCTACATACTTACGAGTTGCTGTCTCCATGTCATCTTCGTCATCATCTGCAAACAAGTTATACACCATAGCAGCAACACCAAACATTGGAATACCTTGTAAACCAGCAAAGAGTGCAGACGTACCATAAACACCAGCAATCTGACTCATAGCGGCTTTACGTACTTCTGGGCTTTCACCTTTAAGTGCATCACGTGTTACTTTAAATAACATGTAGTACATTGAAACACCATAGCGTTTGAACATGAACAAGACTTTACCCAAGCTATTCTTGGCAATAAGCGGAGCACTTGCGGCAGATACACCACCGTTAGTCATTTCGGTTACGTTAAACGCATACTTAGCTGCTTCAATTTCAGCTTCTTTACCTGTTTTACCTTGCTTCTTGAGCTTAGCCATCTGCAGGTCATAGGCAGCCATCATAGATACTTCACGGTTCATACGCTCACCATGATGGAATGCAAAGCTAGAAGCAGCATTTAAAGTACTACCCCAGTCTTTTCGACCATCTACTTCCAATACATCATGGAACTGTGAACGGTTAAACTGACCGAGCTTCTGACCTTCTTCAATTAACGTAGCGTACTTCTTACCCATTGCGGTATCAGCACCATAGTTAGTAATTGAAGGCATACCTTTTTGCTTAACTATTTCTTTGCTGCCAATCATTCTAGTAGAACGAACATCTTTGCCGTAGCCGCTATTCATATAGGTCTTATAGGCATTATTAATAGCACCCATAGTTTGACCCCATGTATGTTCACCAGCTAAGAACGGTGCAACAATCATAGGAACCTGACCCATGTTAACAAGAGCAGAGGATACGTTAAAACCTAGCAAATAGTTAAAGCCGAGCGTATTAAGCATCCTAGATACAGAGCTAATATTAGGATTATTAATTGACTCTACATGCTTTTCAAACACGCTAATGTAATCGTTAATTACCTTGTTATCTATTTTAGGAATAGCTTTAGGTTTACCGGTAGCATCTTTCTCTGTACTCATTCCACGGCTAGCAAGCTTAGAGTACTCTCTCATCTCTTCTAATAACTTATTAAGTTTTGCTGAGTATCTCATCCTACCAAGTTGTTGAGCTGTGTTGTACATACGGTCACGTAGTGCCTCGATAGCATCCTTCTTAAAACCAAGGGTTTCTTTACGCTTTTGGAAAGACTTAGCAAAAGAAGTTTCAGGCAACGTGCTGATGTACAAGCGCATTACTTCGTCGGCAGATTCATCGTAGCGTTTAGATGCTTCAGGGCTTAGATTCTTTGGCTTATTAATCTCGAGGATGTTAAGCATTTTGTTTACAAACGAACCTGATGGAGCACGGCTATACTTATATTCTGAAAGCTGGCTGAACTTAGATAAGTCTGAGGCACCTTCTTTAGCAATTAAATCATATTGCTTGTTACGTTCACGCTCAGTCTCGTATGCCTCAATGTAAGGTTCATTACCTAAGTTATAAGATAACCAGTATTTACCTTTACGAGTCAATGCAAAGTACGGGTCAATTTTACCACGTTTAGCTAACTTTTCTAACACGTCCTGCTTCATTTGCAAACGTGTTTTAGGATCAGTAACTAATGTATTAATACGGTCTTCAATAGAATCAAGAATATTTTGGTACATAGCACCATAGGCATTGCGCATTTGAACGTAAAGTTGTTTGCCCATTGGGTCTAACTTAAGGTACTTGTTTTTTACTCGGTCGTAATCTTCTTGACTTGTATCGTCTTTCTTAGGTTTAGTTGGATCAATTTTAGAAATAGTACTGTCGTAGACTACATCATTAAATGCATCAACAAACTTTTTACCTATCTTTTTAGCCCAGTCTTCTAAGCGTTTAATAAGCGGTTCAATGCTTTGGTTAAGGCCATTTACATAACCAGAGTGCTCGTCAATAATCTCATTGAACTTTGATGCCATAGGCAAGCCAGCACGTTTAGCTTCTTCAGTTAATGGCTTAACAGGTAAACACCATAAGGCAGCTTTAAGTGCATTGCCGAAAATACCGTTTTTAATAAGCTCATGCAATTTATTTGCACGGGCCGGGGTAAATACACCCGATTGTTCAACACGGTCAGCAAAACTATCAAAGATAGACTTAGCTTCTTTAGCTTCTACGGCAGGGGTGTTTTCCTTACGGAATGTACCTACAGTTGCTGGTGATGTATCTTCTCGTGGAACTCCTGTAGGCTGTTGCTTTCGTCCAATAGCTTGATAGCTTGGTCCAGCTTCGCTAGGTAATCCTTGTCCGCCCCGTCGTTCACCCCGTTCTTGAGAAACGTTTGAAGGAACAGTTTCGTTTCGTGCTTGGTTGCTGCCATCCTTGAAACGCTGTCCAATAGCCCTGTTATCTGCATATGATCCTACCTCATTTAAGTAATCAATAATATCTTTGTTTGCTCTTACTTCTTCAATAAACTTGTACTTTAACCATCTTAAATCAAAATCAGGGTTAGCTTCCAAATGAATCATAATACGTTGCATTTCCGCAGGGAAATCGGCCGCATGATTACGTTCTTGAAAATGACCTAACTCATGGATCATAGTACCAAACATACCAATAGCAGCTTCTTCTGGTGTCCCAATATATTCAGGGAATGCAGGATTGATATACATACCTTCAAAAGGTAATGTTATATTTACACCACGATATTCTTTATCAAAAGACACGCCAACAGCTACATTGCTTAGTTCTTTATAATCTCTTGGCTTATACTTGTCAGTTCTAGGTGGCATGAGTTTAGCAACACCATCACGCAATGCCATAAACGTATTGCCAATTTGAAACATAAAGTCATCAAAACGTTGACCAAATTTTTCTCTTGCTAATTCTGTAATAGGAGTAAATACATTTTTAGCCTCGTTATGTAACGCATCTTGCTTTTGTCTTAAAATAGCATCTTCGCCATTAAGTTTTACTAATTCCTTATTAAGTTTAGCAATTTTGCTACTATTAGAATCAGAAGGTTGAACACGTTTACCTGTACTATCAATATAACCATATGTTAATTGGTCAATTTCTGCTCTTATGTCTTCTTGTTTGTAATAAATAGCATCACGTTTTTGACCTATATTGTATAGACGATCTTTGTTACTAGCAGTACCAATGATTTCCAAGTTATCATGAATCATTACTTGGTCAGCTTTAACTTCATTCTGTGGAATCTTTAAATCATCAGTATCTATAGTAGCGCTTTTTAAATCTTCAGGAGTTACCAATGGTACAGTTTTCCCATTAACTATTAACTTACCATTCTTTACTTCTACTTTAGAACCAACGGCAAGGGACTTATTAGTTACAGTTTTATTTTTTGCAGCTTTAGGTACTAAATCAGTTTGTGTTGTTGTCTTAACTGTTTTACCATCGTAAGTAAGATACTGAACAGAACCAAAACTAGCCGCTGTACTAGCGAAATCTTTTTGCTTATAGTGTAATGTAATATAGTTGTTGATTAACTGCAGATCTTTTTCTGCGTCTTTTGTAAATCCTTGACGGTTAAATTGAAATGGATACCCCGCCTCATCAGGTTTTACATTAGATACAATATCTATAAAGAACCGATGTGGGATATTAGGACCAAACATCTCCATTGGGTTTAGCTTTAGGTCTTTACTAAACTGCCATAAACCATTAGAAAGAACGTGTGTATTGCTACCGTACTTATCTTTTTCTTCATTTGATACGTATATACGAGCAGTACCCCAATTAAACTTAGCGTCTACAAACGTATTGTATTCATCAGCTTCAAAGTCTGAACCCATACTGTAGACAGTAGAGCCATTAAATGTAACATTTATATTGGCAAATAAAGGGCTGTATCTTAGAACATCGTAGTCATACTTACTATCTTTAAATGCTATTGGCTCAATATTACCTGTTTGATTATCAGTATATTCTGTAGGCACTGTTACTGTTACAAGAGTTCCATGCCCATTAGGAAACAAAGCATCGGCTTGACCGTTAGTTTCATCAACATCAAGAACTTGTATATTAGGTGCTAATGAAGGATCATTTGGGTTTCTAAGCGCATTACTAAGTTCTTCACCAGTAGCGGAAAGAGTACTAAGTTTGCCATCCCGTAATGTAGTAACTTTAACTTCTTTGTTACCAAACAAGAATAACATTTTAGCAACACCAAAACCACCAGACCCAAACTCAGTTTCTTTTTTAGTACCGGCAATTGTTAAAAATGTAGTACTTAATACTTCTGGTGACATACCGCTACCATCATCTTTAATAGATATAGTGCGGTTAGTTTCGTCCATGTTAATTTCAATATTGCCAGAAGTCATTTCCCCCTGCTCTATCATGCCTTTAATAGCATCAAAAGAGTTTTGCAACATTTCTTTTATAGAAACAGCAGTTATGTTTTTAGGGCTTCCATATAACTGTGGGCCAAACATATCCATAAGGCGACCAACGTCAGCACCGGGTTTAGACTTAATAGTCTCCCGCATGGGGGCATTAGCATTTTGGTTAGCTACTCTTTGTAACTCGCCTAAAGCTTCTTCAATGTCGTTTTTGTAAAACGCTTGCTTTACTGGATTAGTTTCTTTTGCAAGTCTATCTCTAGTAGCGGCAATAGTTTTCTTTAACGCCCGTGTGAATTGAGTATCCGGTACGTCAAATTGTTCTTCAGGATTAACGGCAACGGGAGCTTCACTACGAGGCGCAACAGGTGCAGCCGGTGGTGTGGTTTTAATTTGTAAGTTGTCATCTATATGTTTTTGTATAGTTGCAAAATCTTCGGATGTTTCTGCCTCTACTAATGGATTACGCTGTGTTTCTTCTCCTGCTCCAGACACAGAAGTAGGTATTCCAGTTGGTCCCATTCCTGATGGTTCAGATGTTGCAGCTCCTCCGGTAGGTTCGTTTGGTACCTGCTCGCTAGGAACTTCAATGCCTGCTCCACTTGTTGGAGCGTTAGGTCTAGGCTGTACTCGTCCATAATCGGCTCCTTTTAAAATCCCACCTTTTGGTCCAAACATCTCTTGTTGTTGTGCTAATGCGCCAAATGCATTCATAGCAACACGTTCAATAGCTATCTTAGTCGATTCTGCTAAATTTGGGTTAGTTCTTACTTTAGCTAACGTAGCAGCTACTTGTTGTTGCTGTTCAGGAACAGTTATGTCTTTGTTTACTAATTGTTTAAAGAATCCTGATTGCTTGCTGAGACCAGTTCCTTTCAAAGACTCTTCATCAATAACAGTTTTAAATTGCGCAGGTGCAGCTTCTGCTGGACGTAAATCAAGTTCGCCTTGTACTGGTGCGCCTTGTAAATTAAGCTCTTGTTGTCCTTCTACAGGCTGGCGAATAGCTTGCGTAGTGAAAGGTTTACCAGCTTCCATATCTGCAGCTTGTTGCGCTCTAATCCATTCAGGACGAGATTCTGGGGCAATAGGGAAACGTTGACCTTCTGGTATAGGTTCACCAAACAAATCACCATAAATCTGTTGACGTGCAGCTAGTTGTTTTTGCTCACGAATTTGTGCTGGGGTAAGTGGAGCTTCACCAGTAGCTACAGGGGGTGCTGGGGGTTGTGCTTGATTAGCAGCTTGTTGTTCGGCAGCAGCTTTTGTTTGCTTAGCAATTTGACGAGCTTGCAGAGCAGCGCCGGGGGCACCGAGCGAAGCACCACCAACCGCACCTTTAAGTGCGCTAGTAATAATGTTGTCAATGTTTTGCTGGGAGAAAAAGCCTTGCTTGTCACCAGACAATGTAGACGCTAGATTCTGTAATACTTGCTGACCGCCTTCAGTTAATGCCTCACCGCCAGTAGTTTTTAATACTTCGCTAATAAACGCATTTTTAAAAGGAACAGGAACTACACTAGACTTCTTAAGTAACTCAGCAGCTAGCTGTGTTTTACCAGCCGAACCAAGTTGGTGTAATATCTTTTCAGGTAAGTATGTATCTAGTGCTGCAACCAGAGGACCAATAGTTAATGCCACACCGGGGTGCAGTTCGCCAGTATCTTGATAAATCTGCTGGAACGTATCAGGCACGTTAGTAGCTAAAGATGAACCCCATAAGCCAGTCTTGCTACCGATTTCAGCACCTTTAGCAATAGCGCTATCAGTAATACGTTTCTGTAATGCAGCACCAGCTTCTTCAGTTAATCCACGTTTGGCAATGTGCTCGGCAAGATTCTTCTCAATAACAGAAGCCAGACCACGCTTAGCTACCTGCTTACCAATCTGTGTGCCGATTCCAGCGCCACCAATAAATGAAGCTGCAGTCGGTACTAATTCCCCGCTACTTTCGGCCAAGAATGGAAGTACATCACCAACACCACGAACCTGTTTATAAGATGAAAAAGCTGCAGGGTTTTCTGCCTCTACTTGAGCCATGCGTTGCTGGTATTGATCCAACAAGTTTTTAGCAGTTTCGTTGTAGCCAAGCGCAGAAGCACCTAATGCGGGTAAACCCTCAAGCACATCGCCTTTAAAACCTTCCCAGCTACGTTTTACACCACCAGAAATAAGCTGCCCAATACCTTGCTCTCTTGGGTCATAAGATAAATCTAAACCTAATCTATTTCCTGATAATGCTTTACTGCGTAAATCTTCTGCATGGGCCATGATGTCTTTATCAGACATGGCATCGGGGTAATTAACTACTCCAACCCCCGGTATAGTTACCTTTGGCATGGTGTTCCTTATTCGTCTAAATCACTAGAGCTTCGAGAAGTTTTATATCTTGCCCCTTCTCTATGTGCTCTTTGGATAAAAGTATCCTTTTGGTCCTGAACAATTTTTTCTACGTTCTGCATACCTGTTTTATACCCTGCTGAATCTTTAGGCAAATCTAATTGCTTCTGAACTGCAGGGGGTAAGCTATTATAGAACGCTGGATCTGACTTAGGGTTATTTTTAAGTGCATCAAATCTTTGGTCAATCTTCATCAAATCTGAAGGGTTAATTGGGCCGGGGGCTACTAAACCAACACCACCAATCGGAGCATTTGCTTTAGCCCTATACAGCGCAGCTTGTCCTGCAAGTACTGGTAGTTTAGCCTTAAGTTCTTCTTGGGCAATACCAAGTTTAGCAGCTTCCATTTTAAGTTGAGCGCCAGATAAACCAAGGCTCATAAGTTGCGTTAGCATCTTATCTTTTTTAGCTTCGCTTGCTTCTAAGCTTTGTGCGTAACCTTCGCCAAATCCAGCAATGCCTTGACCAAGTCCAGTACCAGCACCAGTATAACCAGCCCAACGAGCGCCACCATGCATAAGACCACGACCAATATCTTGTAAGGAAGTATCTTTATTGTACTGCCCCATTAACATATCAGACCAATTTTTAATCATGCTAGTAACATCGTTGGTAGCACCTTTAACATCGTACTGAGCAATGTTTAGTTCTTTTGCGGCATCAGATGCTTTTACACTAGGTCCACCACGGGGTCCAATAGTAATTTTAGGTGGGTTAGCCGCAGCAATTTCTGCGGTTGTCATATGGTTTTCTGGGGTTGCTCTACCTGGGGTCATAGGTTGGTCCGCCTCATCTGCCCAAGTAGTTGGGGCAGTATTATCTACACCCGCTACTGATCTAATTACTGGTTTGATATTACCTACATTTTGCAATGCACTTCCTATGGTATTTGCTTTATCAGATAACCAATTTGTAATATCAGGAGAAATTAAAGGAACACCACCCACTTCATAGCGCTTTACCTCGCCACCTTTATAAAACTGAGCGATACCTTGAGGGGCTTGTTGTGGGGCAGCTTGCGCCATTTGTTGTGGCTGTTGAGCCGCTTGCTGCTGTTGAGCCATAGCCGCTTCGATACCTTGTGGGGCAGGCGCAGCTAAAGGACCTTGAGCAACTTGTGGAGGCTGCGCTGGTTGCATTTGCATCTTCTCTTGAGCACGTTGTGCCAACATAGAGATTTCTGAAATCTTTGTATCAATAGCTTTAAGTTCTTCTTTATCGCCTTTTTCTTTAGCAATATCTCTAGCAACTTTCAAGTCAGCCATAATGGTTGGCAGTTGAGCTAATAACTTCTGTTCATCTATCTGTTGCTCTTGGGCTTGTTGCTGTGCAGCTTTGGCATCAATATCTTGTATAACAGTAGATGTAGGGGCTTGTGCAGGTGCTTGAGCCTGTTGTTGCTCATTAAGTTTCATTGCCTGAACTAACTGCGCAGGTAAACCATTAATCGTACCATCTTGTAAGCTTTGGTTTGGTACTGATGCAGGATCATTAAGCGCCTTGCGGTAGATAGAACCAATACCACCATTAGAATACTTTTTGGTTTGGAGCTTCATAATGCCACCTTGGGCAGACTTTACTGGTGCAGGATTATTAATAGTTACATTACTACCGCCGCTTCCGGCTAAACCAGCACCCAATAAAGTCATACCAGCACCGCCAATTAAGTTAGCAGTAGATGGTGCAGCTTGTTGTATAGTTTGTGTTGTATCTGTAACAGGAATACCACTAGCCAAGTTCTTAAGGTTAGTTAATTGTTGCATTGGGTACTGCTGACCGGTCTGGTAGTTCTGCATAGCCTGATTAATAATAGCTTGTGTACCAGCAGTTTGTTGTTGCCCCAATGTATTTTGTTGGTTAAGTATATTTTGTTGTGCACCTAATTGACCTGTGCCGATATTAGCTAAAGTATTAGCTCCAGCAATACCTTGATTAGCACCTTGTAAGCCAACATTAGCTACGGTGTTCATTTGGTTCTGTGCATTAGTATATGCAGTGTTATAGGCATTACCGATTAATTGGTTTTGCGCCAACATCTGATTTTGTGCGTTTAAATTTTGTTGTAGCGCATTACGAGAACCACCAAAAGCACCAGCACCAGTAGCTTGTCCAGCCATTTGTGTACCAGCAATTCCGTACTGTTGGTTAGCTAACTGCAATGCCGGATTTAAGGCATTCTGGATGTAAGGGTTCATGTATGCACCAACCGCATTAGGATTGGTGGACTGATTAGCTAAATTTTGCCCAGCCATTAATGACTGCATTGTCCCCATACCAGCAGCGCCAGTAGCTTGACCAAATTGACCGGGGGTTTGTAAATTACCGGCACCTTGAAATGATTGATTTTGTAATTGGCTAAATGGTGCAACAGAAGCATTAGCAGCAGCCATATCACTAGTAGACATACCATACTGTTGACCCGTTTGTGGATTTATAGAACCATACGCTTGGTATGGGTTCATACTGGTAATTTGACCAGTTGTGGGGTCGGTATTAAATACTTGTTGCTGCGCAGCACCAAGCATAGATGTTACATAAGGAGCTATCCAAGGAGATAAACTACTATAAGAATTTGATACTGATTGTGTGGTTCCACCACCACCACCGCTAGATCCGCCGCCACCCATAAAGCCTCCTAAATTCTTTTTTCTGCAACAATATATCTGTTATTAAATCCAACACGACTAAGCAATCGACTCATTGATTCTCTTACCGCTGACTGCACTTTTGTCGCTCCAAAACTTTTTAAAATTACCGCCATCTGATTAAAAGTATTTTCACTAATAATCGTTTTACCGCCAGTAGATGTTATAAAAGCAATTCTATCGTTAGGGTAGTTTAAAAAACTTACCGTCATTGCTCCATGTATTGCACCTTGTTCATCTACTGCTATTAATAATATCCACTGTCCTGTTAATACAAAAGCTTTTATTTGTTCTACCGAATAATCTTCACTATCTTGCTTATGGGCTTCAATTATAAATGGTTCAACTGATTTCCATATTTGAGCACAATGTGTTGGTTGTACGTGGTTAATTATCATTTAGTTTTTGGTAAAAACTTATCTGCCTTAATCTGTTTAGCTTGTTTCTTTTTGCCAGTACGTGCATGTCGTACATTGTCCATCATCTTATAAAGATGCTTTGCACCAGCTTCAGTAGAACCGTTACCTAAATGAGATACAACATCGGCGGGTACGACAAACTCGCCTTCAGCTAAACGAGCAGGTTGCTTGTGTGCAATCGTAGCTGGAATCTCATCACTCATACCATCGCCAGGCCCTTTAAGCAATCGACCACCATCAGAGTAAGATCCTAAGTTATATTCGGCACTGCCCCCGTGGAAATAACCCATGATGCCACCTTCAGCCGCTGTTCTAGTACCAATACCTTGGCCTTGCAGTGCGGATAATATAGGTTGGGCTTGGGTTGTAGAAATACCATATTGGTTTAACAAAGCTTGTGTTGCTGGGGATAAGGTTGAGCTTTGCGCTGCATTTACATCCGCAGGATTATAAGTAGATTGTGTAACCGCAGGGGTCATTCCTGCTTCACCTGTACCACCAGTAGCTAACTTCATAATACCGCCTTCCGCAGCCATAAGAGACTGTGGGTAACTACTTTGATAATTAGACGATAGCCCTCTAATGTTTGGGTTTGGTTGTGATTGGCCTACAGTAGATTGCTGGGTAATACCGGGGTTAGTAGTCTTGTTACCAAATATACCTGAACCATACATCATCATAGCTGCAGGAACACCGTACTTTAAATATTGTCCATAGTTTGTAGGTGTTGGGGGCGGATTAGTCATAGCAGTTTTAGCAGCATTTGTAGCCACATTACTTGTACCGGGAGCAGTAGTTGCATTAGTACCAGGAACAGTAGCACCAGAAGCACCAGCTCCAGCACTAGTACCATAAGAAGCAGCGGTAGCGCCAGTAGCAGCAGAACCACTTTGATTAAGAGCAGCTATAGCATCTGAAGTAAGGGCACTACCATCTGCTGCGGTACCACCTACAATTTGTCCAAGACCGTTTACAGTTGCAATAGATCCATCATTAAGAATTTGAGTGGTAGTAGAACCAAACGCACCGCCAATACCGCCACCTATAGCGCCAAGGCCTCCACCAATTAAAGCACCGTTTAATATATTTTTACCTGATAAACCTGCCATCAACGCACCTGTACCAGCGCCTACTAGGCCGGAACCAATCATACCAGCACCAACTGCTCCAATACTTTCAGCGCCAAATGCTCCAGCAACGGCTACACCAACGTCAACAAATGCCATATTAGTTTCCTTCCAATAACGGATTCTCAACGAACATGTGCTCTAGCTTCTCCACATCGGTTTCGTCGGTTGCAAAAATATTCTGAAATACTACAGTCTCAATAATATGAGCTACTTTTCTTCCTGGGGGCGCCACAAAAGTCATTGGAGCAACTAGCTCTACAATACTGCCATCATCTTTTAATATCTCCATACGACCCTGTAGCATCACGCACAAGTGCGTAGTCTTATGTGGCTTACCTACAATAACAGAACCAGCAGGCATAGTAACTTCTTTAACGTAGATTCCGGGGGCAAAATAATGCTTCTCAGTACATTCAACCTGCGGCATAGCCCTCATAGACTGCATTAGTGCGTCTACTTTCTGGGTGGTTTCTACTACTTGGTTCATAGAGTAGCCATCATCTTAAACTGTGGATTATCTGATTGCTGGGGCTGGGCACCAAACTCTTGGGCTGCTTGCATAAATACCGGATCTTGATCTTTATCATAGATAGTATGGATGCCAGCTTTACGCATCAAATCAATAAAGTGTTTAATGTCTTCTTTAAGTGTAGCTTCATCATCAAGAGTAAAAAAATGAATCTGAGCAACACCACCACCTAAGTGCTTGATTGCTAAGACAGAATTTTTAAACTGTAAGAGTTTTAGTCCTTCGCCAAGCTCTTTCTGCACCGCAGCATAGCCTTGTTGTAAGGGTATACCCCTATTTTGGAAGTAATTTGTTAAAATCTTTAAGGCACTTTCAGACGGCTTTTGTGCAGGGGCACTAGCTATACCTTGGCTACTTTCGGCAGGGTTCATCCCGCCCATAGCCGATTTCATGAGCATAAGTTCACCGATACCTTGTCCACCGTTCATAACATATTCCTTAGTATTTTTGCCGATTTTACCATTTAAACTCCCGTTCCGGAAGCATTTACCCATTTAGAACCATTCCACCAAATTGGAATATCTAAGGTTGTATCAAAATAAATCTGCCCAATTTGCAGTTTATTAGTTGGTCTATTAACTGTAGTACCGTAATCTGGGGTTGCTGTAGCCTGTGTATAGTTGTTTAGCTGGTTAAAGTACAACCGTAAAACGCTTAGAATCTGGTTCTCAAAACTAACATCGTAAGTCAGAGGGGCTACTACCGGCAAGTTAGGTGGCGCTGGATTTAACGGGGTGCCGTTATAGGATTGATATAGTGGGATACTCATTATCTTCGTCCGTCAGGTCTAATATCAATACGGGGTGCACCTAGCTGCCAAGCTACCCCAATGTCTGTAGATTCAATCCTAAATGCCATTTGACGACCACGCAGACGGGTGTAGACCTGACCAGTAAATTGGTTGACTGTATAGGCAGGGATATTGGTAAAGTTTTGTGGGCTTTGAACTTGTGGGTTATCTGCAGATGTATATGGACTACCAGAGTTTTGACGTGGAATAGCTTGCATCGTTACTGATGGCTGGTTACCTGTTGAACTATTAAAGTTTACGTCAGGCAAGATTCTCCATACAAACCCAAACTGCTGACCATCACCAATGTCAAAATCAGATGATTGTATATAGGCAGTTATAGGCATAGTAGTTGATGTTGAATTATCGTCACATCCTACTTCTTGGTCCAAAAGTCTGTTGTTATAGTCGGCAGCGATTGGGTATTGTTGTACCCCAGTTTGGTACCAAGCAGTTCTTGCCATTGTGCCGTAATACCAACAATTATCTAGGTAGTTATAGATAACGTATTTATCAACTGAAGTATTAGGATTAGCACGAGTTCCACCATTTCCATCTACAGAGCAGTAGAACCACCATACTTCATTAAATCCTTCATTAGCACCGGCAAATACTTGATAGGCTTGGTCTTGATTAATGTCTTCAAAAATATATTGTTTTAATGAGCAGGGCAATGTTTTTACTGTACCGTCATACATATAGAAGCGGTCTTTACCCATCCAGTAGGTAATATTATTTACAGTAATCATGCAATTAGGCGACATAATGGAAATGTTATCCATCAAAATCTGGAAACCCCAAACATAAGGAGCACCGATATACTGCATCGAGTAAATAGCTGAATCAGTCCAAACCAAAATCTCTTGGCGGGTTGCACGTGCACCCATAATGAATGAACCATTACTTAAAGTATATTCGCCAGACTGATTAGTTAATTCTGGTACCCATTGGAAAGCATTTGCTTGATCTGCCCAACGAACTAGCATTGGGTTAAACGGCGAGCTTGCATTCCCAGGTACATAGTTATTAGCGCCAAAAGCAATAACAAATTCTTGTACTTCTGAAGTAATTACCTGGAATGTAGACGTTGGCACATAAGCACCAGCATAAGAAAAATTATAGTTACCAGAGCTAGCGCCAGTAGTTGTTGTCGTAATTGGTACAGTTGTTGCACCTGTAATATAGTTAGAAGCTACTTTAGTCCCTGCAGGCAAGTTAGTACCAGTAATCACCATGTATGGGTAGATATAAGGCGCATTAGCCGAAGTAACAGTAATTGAAGTTGCGCTTCCACTAAATGTAGATGCATCAGTTAGTGCTGTGGTTGTATTAGCAACACTGCTTAGATATTGGGCACGAACACCAACACCTGTAGAATCTTGCCAATAAAAAATAGGACCACCACGTGGGGCAATAACAAGGTCAGCACCAAAGTTATCATTAGACCAAAGACGGAGCTGCTGCCCAATACCAGAAGAGTACGCAGTACCCCAACCACGAGAACCAGAACCTTCAGTTACAACAACAGAAGAGCCACCACCAGAAGTAGTAGCAGTTGCAACAGAAGAGCTTGGTAGTGTGATGTTATAGGTATTAGTGGTTACGCCAGAAATAACAAAAGTTGAGTTTAGTGTACTAGCTAAAATACCAGCAAACCCAGTAGCTCCTGTAAAGGCAACATAAGTACCGTTAGTCATACCATGAGCAGTTTGAGTTACTGTAACTGTACCAGACGAAGATGTAGTAGCAAAAGGGTTATTGCCTAAACTAACAACTACAGGTATAAGTGGACCGCCCCAAGGACCTGCACCCCAGCCAGTACCAACGGAATAAATAGTATTACCTGATGGATATTCGTATTGAACAGTTACCGTACCACCACCAGTTGCAGTTGATGTTGCAGGATTTGTAGTAGTAATTTGGTAAGTAGTAGCGCTAGTTACGTTTGTAACAATATATTCACCGTTAATAGTTAAACCGCCTACTGAGCTAGCACCGGAAAATATAACGTAATCTCCCACATTAGGAAGGTATGAAGCATCAGTTACGGTAACAACATTTGACGTATTTTGGGTGCTAAACGGGTTTGTTAGGGTGTCGGTTTGGATAAGCGGAGTTATATCGTTATAAGCACCTGCCGAGTAAATATAGTACTTGGAGCTTGTACCTACGCCAATATAAAGTGTTCCTACACCAGCATCGCCATCTAACCAAACCCAAATAGAACGGCAAATACCTTTGTATTGCTGGGGCGAAAGCTGCTGCCAGCCGCCAATTTTTTCAGGAAGTCCAGAACGAAAACGTACGTGGTCCATATCATACCAACCGCCTTCATTACTATAGATTGTGCCTTCTCTATTAGCGCCCGGACGAAATTGTAGTTTTTGTAATGGCATGGTTTACCCTAATACGGATATGGCTTTGGCAATTTTAGCTTTGCGGTCATCAAGTCCTATTAAACCGCCATTAATGCGTTTAGTCATTGTATCGTAATCTTGGGCATCGGCCAAGGCGTTTAGTCCTTTTTTGTTCCAGAACCATCCCGCAGACAAAGCAGCATAATGAGGCTCAACCAAAAGCTGTGGTTGATTAATAAGGTCAGCGCCAATAGCTTCTCCACATCGCTCATATAAATCACGCCCAGTTAGTTGTATGCAGCCTCTTCCGTGAAACTTGAACCCATCCCCATCTTCTTTATTGCCAAGGTCGGCCCTGCCGCCATATACTTTATTGGCTAGCTTTTCTGGGTTGTTAGCATAAGGAGCGGCTGCGTTAAGTGTTGGAAAGCGGCTAGGCCAAACAGCCATAAGACGGGAAGCAGAGTAATTAAGGTTTTCTTCCAATACTCTAAAATTATTAGACTCATGAGCACACTGCCCTATAAAGAAAGCCTGCCGTGCAGGGGTAGATATATCGTACTTTTGAAAAGTCTCATTTAGCGGGTCTAGCCATTTTTGGTCTATACCGAGTGCTTGCAGTTGGGAGCTATTCATTTTTGGGTTGTAATAGTATCTGAACCTTTAGTAACTGTGACTTTATCGCCATCTACTGTTACCGACATTGGAGGCTCTTTATCAGCCAAATGGTCTAGCTTTTCAATAAGGTTTTGAATAACAGTAAACTCTGGCTTTTCTTCTTTTTCAGTTGTACCTGATACTGCGTTCATCATATTGATAATAGCCATAATTGCACCGCCAGCCATACCAATAACCGCAGCGATTTTAGAAGCATCTAGAAAAATACTAGCAGCAACACTAATAACAATAATAGCCGTAATGTATGCTAACCCATGTTTACCGATTGATTTACCAGCAACTTCTTTTGCAGTTTCTAATTGTTCATCCATCATTTTTTATTCCATAGTTCAAACAAGCTTTTGACTTTATCTTCTAACACACCGATACGTACTTCCATCTTAGCTAATGCAATTACCAAAGCAACAAAGCCTACAACCATAGGCCAAATCTTAGCTAAAACATCAACCATATCCATTACTGAATCAATCCGTTTTTTGTAGCCCACTCTTGCCAAAGATTTACTTGGAGGGTTGTTTCAGCGCATTGTCCAGCAAGTATTGGGTAGGCGGTTTCTGCATCAGTTCCTTTGGGGGCTGGGGAAATGCCGGACATTGGACTGCTACTGGGGTTGAGCTGCATCCTGCCATAATAATTGCGCAAAGCAGCGAGCTTACCTTCGTATTCATTTTTGATTCCTTCGTTGACTAATTGGTGTTGTTGTTCGACTGCTTGGTTGTGGGCTTCTTGCGCTTTGGCAACGGCTTCAACGCTTGCCTTATATTCCAAATATCGTGAATAACCCATCCTATACCCAGAACCAAAAATGCCGAGTACAAGAGCAATAGCCAGACCAATTTTGACATATGTAAAGTTCACTGTGGTTCTGAATCTTTCTTCATCATTACACTAGCACCGCCAGCCCCAGAAACAAGGCCAAGCGCTTCGGCAAGCTCAGTAAGGCTAATCTGATGGGCCTGCATAACTTCGTAAACAGCGATACAAATAATCGCAATAAACCCAATAAGCCAAGTCCATCGCCCAATATCATGGGTTTTATTATCCTTACCAGTCAGAAGTTGCTTAAGAATATCTTGCATTAATACTTTCCTTCTGCAAATACATTTACAAATACTGTTCCATTTTCTAATGCTTCAATTTCATGCCATTCGTTTGCTGATAAATCTAAAGGCTGACTTAATTTATTGATCATAAGTTCTTTGCCTTCTTTTCGAACCATACAAGAACCAGCCATACAAATTGTTGCATGACTCCATGAATGTTCGTGCTTTGGCAAGCCTTCACCTTTATCAGCATGATAAATATTTAACTGCGCCCCATCGTACACAAAAGAATGAGTAGGAATAATATTGGTTACCATTGGTTCATTCCATTTGTTTAAAAGACGCTAACATAAAACCTGTTATGTATACTTAAAAAGTTTGTGTTCCTGTTGTAACTGGTTGTGGCGGTTCAACACTAGGCGGTATTTTAGAAATTACAGCAGTTTGCATATCATATGCCCACTGGTCTGCTACAACATCTGGAGAACACTCTACCCAAAACAAAGGCTGACCAACTTCAAAAGGAGTTTCAGCAACTTCTGCAATACGAGCACCAACTATTGTAAAAATAGGTCTGCCCTTTTCCCATGATGAAATATAGCTTGAAATTTGATTTGGTGAAATTAATGCTTGCATATTTTTTCCTTTTACCATTCAACTAAAACAACACCAGCAGATCCAGCACTACCGCCGCCTGACCCACCACCACCGCCACCAGCACTACCAGCCGTACCAGCACTACCTACAGTAACAGTTACAGTTCCACCAGGAGTTAAACCAGTAACATAAGCAATAGCTACACCGCCACCAGCACCTCCAGACCCACCCGATGAACCACCACCGCCACCACCGTTTCCATAACCAGTTGCAGTTCCAGGTGCACTATATGATGTAGGGGTTGCTCCAACTCCACCAAAATATCCACGACCACCAGCACTATTTGTTCCGCTAGTTGCACTTGTAGTTGGACCAGAGGCACTTCCTCCCCCTACACCGCCTAAATAAATTGAAGGGCAAGAGCAATATGATTGACCACCACCACCTTCAAATCCTGATAATAAAAATGAACCAGTAGTACCAACACCAACAGTTACATAGGGGTTTCCATAAACTCCACCAGCGCCACCAGTAGCAGAACAATAAGTAGAAAAAGAGGAAGTTCCGCCTGTACCACCTGTGCCACCGCCTGATGATCCGTGAGCAGCACCGCCAGAACCACCACCGCCACCACCTATACAAGTTACCTTAACAGCAGTAACCCCAGAAGGAACAGTAAATGTTCCTGATGATGTAAAGATTTGACCGGCTAAACCAGCAGTGTATCCGCCAGTAAAAGCAGTAGTTTGTACGGTAGCATCGTTAAATGTTATCGAAGTACCCGATTGTGTAATTGCCATTTATATTGCTCCTAAAAATTAAGGTGTGCCGCCAGCAGTATGACTGCCAAGTGTAATAAGGTTGCCAGAAGAATCTAACGAAGCTACGTTAGTTCCGTTGTAATTAAAATACAGTTTTGTTCCACTTGGTGTTACAGACCATCCGCCTGAATTAGTTATATTAGTAGCAGATGTTGCGCTTGTTGCCGTTGCCGCATTACCGCCAATAGAAAGACTCGCCGCTGTACCAGTTAAACCAGAACCAGACCCATTAAATGAAGTTCCTGTAATAGCGCCAGCAGATAATGTGCTAGAGAACGTTGCCGCTCCAGTAACACCTAAAGTACCACTAACACTTAAATTACCACTAATAGTTTGGTTGCCAGTTAACCCAGTAATACCAGAATAGAAATTAGTACCGTCGCAATAAACAATAGTATTTAGTCCGTTAGGGATAGTGATTACCGAACCAGAGGCACCGCCAATAGTAATTGCATACCCGCCAGTAGTTTGGTTAGAGACAATATAGGTCTTAGTTACTAGTGGCGCAATAACTTGATAAACACCAGAATTTGTACCAGCAACAACTAAAACGGCATTACGGGCTTCGTCTAAAGTACCATTAAGGTTACTCAACGTATAGTTAGAATTTGCCATGGTGATGGTTTGCACACCAGCAACAGCTTGTTCAATTAAAGTCCAGTTTGTATTAGTTGTAGAACCCCAAGTACCAGCCTGTTCGCCATTACCGATTTCTTGGATTTTTAAACTAGTTGTATAAGTTGATGCCATAATTTACCCTTGAAAATCGTTAATTTGGGTCCAGCCGGGATTCTGAGTATCATTAATTTGAGACCAAGAACCACCACCAGCATTGTTAATATTAGCCCAATTTGCCGTTTGGTTGTCGTTAATTTTAATCCATCCACGGGCAATTAGCGAGTCTAGCATGTAAATGTTCTCAGTAATAGCCGCAACAAAAGCTGCCTGAACCGAGTTAGAGTCCCCAGAAGTTAATTTTTCTGTAATAGATTGGACAAATTGAGCCGATATTGCTTGAGTGTTTGCTATGGTTGTAGGCTCTGTAATACTTAAAATAAACACAGAAATGATGGTTTCTATGTCAGCCATTGTGACATTTTCAGTAATAGTCTGGGCAAACTGAGCCGCTGCCGTAAGTACGTCTTGAATAGCTATGTTTTCTGTAATACTAGACTTAAACTGGGCTGTAATTGATTCGGTTTCGGCGGAAGTAATTGTCTCTGTAATGGCGCTTTGGAACTGAGCGTTTGCAGCTAGAACATCCAAAACACTACTTATTGATTCTGTACGGCTTTCTAAAGCCGCAAAATACTGCGCACTAGAATCGGCTAATCCTGAGTTTTCTGTTTGTGATGCGGCAAACTGCGCAGAAATAGACTCGGAGTCATTAGAGGTTAGTGGTTCAGAAATAGATTGAAGTAAAGCAGCTAAAACAGAATTTGAATCATTAAAGGTAAGACCTTCTACAATAGCTTCAATAAAAATACTACCCGCTTCAGAGTTATTGTCCGTCATAGTGACGGGTTCAGCTATGGCTTGTAAAAGCGCAGCAGCTATAGATTCTATATCGCCAGAAGTAAAGGCCTCTGTAATTGCTAGTGCGTACTGATTACCCCCACCCAAAGCAGCAAATGGTGTTTGAGCAAAGGTAGATAAACCAAACATTACTTAGCCTTTAGCGCAGCAATTTCAGCCCGTAGTGCTTTAACTTCTTTAGCCAATTCAATAGCGGCAACCAATGCTGCAGCGCCATAGTTAACCGACATATATCCTTCTTCATCTGCTACTACAGCTTCTGGCAATATTTCTTTAAGTGATTGTGCTGTTACACCAACCTCACGATCGCCACTGCTAATACGCTGAAAAGTACCGTGCTTAACATCGGCTAATTGGTCTACAAAATCTGTACTTAAATTAACCCAGTCTGTTTTTAAACGTTCATCAGAAGAAGACACATGAGATACTGCAGACAAAGCGCCGGTAGAAGCATTATAAGAAACTACGTTGGTGTTTGAAATAGATGCTGTAGATAAAGTACCAGAAGTAGATGAGGTTCCAACTACATAATAAGTTGTGTTAGAGGTAGTGCCTGTAATTGTTGCGCCAGATGCTGTAGAGGAAATAGTAACTGAGCCAGTAGAGCCAGAAACAGAAATGCCAGTACCAGCAACAATAGAAGTTACGCCAGTATTTGTAATTGTTGAAGCACCTGTGGATGCGCTAACAGAAATACCAGTACCAGCTGTCAGTGTATTACTTGTGTAGTTAGATGGGTTTGATGCAGCATAAGCGCCAAGGTTAGTTAAAGCTGCTGATGCCGAAGTTGCTCCAGTTCCACCGTTAGCTACTGCTACGGTACCAGTTACGTTAGATGCAGTACCAGTTGTATTTTGATTTAGCGTTGGTATATCTGCTGCTACTACAGCTCTAAACGTAGGGGCACCAGCTGAACCGTTAGGGGCTGCTAAAAAGTAATTAGCAGTTTTAGAAGCATAGGGATTCTGTGTATCTCCGTAGCCTGAAGCTAAACTAATTGCAGGAGTTGTGCCGCCAGAAGAACTGACTGGAGAAGTGCCTGTTACAGAAGTAACATAAGTACCAGCAACTTGAGCACCAATAGTATTATAGGAAACAGTAACTGCACCAGAACCGTTATATGTAGTCCCAGAAGCAGCACCAGCCCCGCCATTATTAAATGTAACTGCATTAGTTACAGAACCAGCGCTACCGCTAGTATTAACGTTAATAGGTGATGGTAAGCTTAATGTAATGCCGCCAGCACTATTTGTTACTGTTACTTGGCTTGCTGTGCCTGTGATGGTTGAACGAGTAAACCCTGTACCATTACCAATGTCAATTTGACCATTTGTCGGTGTTGAAGAAAGACCAGTACCGCCGTTACCAACGCCTAAAGTACCGGCTAAAGTTACTGCTCCAGTAGTTGCTGTAGAAGGAGTAAAACCAGTAGTACCTGCACTAAACGTACTTACAAAATTACCAGATAAAGCACTGGTAGGGATTGTAGTGGAAGCAGTCATTGCTGACGTTCCATTACCGTAAACATACCCAGTAAGAGTCGTAGCTCCAGTACCGCCAGCAGCAACTGGCAAAGTACCTGCGGTTAAAGCAGAAGCAGATGTAGAGTATAGTGCGTTATTGGCTGCAGTAAATGTAGTTAACCCTGTACCACCATAGTTATAGGCAATCGTATTTCCTTGCCAAGTAGCGCCAGTAATGTTACCTGTATAGTTAAGTGCTGTATTACCCCAAGTAGTATTGGAAGCCGCAAAAACACGAATACCCCAAGTACCAGCTGAAGTACCGTTTGCTATACATAAAAACTGGGCTGCGCCACCAGAAGGTATTGTTTCTAATGTAGTTCCCGCATTGTCTTTAACTGTTACAAGACCAGAAGAAGCATTAGAAATTGTGTAGAAAGTACCCTTAAGCAAAGTGGTTGCTTGTGGTAACTGAATAGTTTGTGTAGTAGAGCCAGTAACTGCCTGAACCTGTGTAGATGATGAAGTTAATACAGTTGTTCCAGCGGCTGATGTAATAGAAGTAAACCCAACAACAGCGTTATTAATTGCTATGTTTCCAATGCCGGGGTCGCCAAGGCCGCCCAAAGAAGCGCCGCCGTCAGCAAACAACGTCATTGAGTCAGATGTTGCAGAAGAGGCATTTTGTACAAAATGGATTGCGTTGGATGTCCATGTAGACAAAACCAAATCAGAGCCATAAGCCTGTAAAAAAGAATTATTTGGTTGATTTAATGCGTTGTTTGCATATCCGGCTGCCGAATAACTATATAAGGAACTATTTGTTCCCATCTCCATATAAATACTAGCGTAGTTGTTTGCGCCCGTAACAATAGAGGAATATGCTGTGTTGCTTGTATTATTTGTATTAACAAGATAAATATTGCTTGATATAGTATCGGCCCCGGCAAAAATAGCAATTTGCCCAGTTAAAGACTGGCTATATGTATTGTCACCTACGTTTAGTTTGCCAACTGATGTAGTTGTATTAGGTGTATAGCTAATATTGGCGTTGCCGTTTGCATCTAAATTAACTGACTTTTCTGCTGGGTAGTCGCACCATACGTTTGATGCACCAGATAAATTAATTGGCGATGTATTTCCATTTGAATTGGAAAGAATTGTTGTGCGAGCTAAAGTAGGTCCTGTAGTTGAGTACGTACCAATACCTACTTCCCACTGAGTTCCATTAAGAATTGTGTAGTAAGTAGTATTACCATTGCCAACAACAGCAAAAGATTGATAACCCGATACAGCACCAGCTAGGGTTATTGACCCTGTACCAGTAGTGCTCGTAGTCTCTTGGACACGATCATATAACACCAGAGCCATTTAGGACTCCTTAGCTGGTAGCGGTGGTTGCGTAAGTTACAGAAACAGTATCGCCAGCAGTTGTAGTCTTAGCCGTACCAAAAGCTCCAGCGCTATATAATGTTCCACCAGTATTACTTTGAGTAGAAGAAGCGCCTGAACCCAAAGTTAAAAAGCAACCTGTTACGTTACCGCCTGCACCAGTAATAGTGTAGGTAATAGCAGAAGCCGTAGAAGTTGTTACGTTAGATGGGCTAGAACCGCTTGATGTAGAAGAGCCAAACACTGCAGTACCACGAACTGCAGAACCGCCAACTGTATAGTTAACAAACTCAGTCCAACCAGAGTGTGAAGTCATAGTATCAGAAGCCGCAAATGTTGGGCTAGTTGTACCAATCAAACCTAAGTATGGACCAGTAACTGTGTAAGCAGAACCTTTTAACAAGGTATCTAACATCAATTGTTTACCAACAGCGTTAACTAAGTTAGGGAACTCTTCAGTCCACTTTAAATTGCCAGCAGCATCACGGCATTCTACGTGATAGATACCTTCAACGCCAACGGTTTCATTTTTAGCAGCGCCAGCTTGCAGACTAATTTCTGCCTTATCGCCACAACTTGCAAATTCTTTTTGCATAATTAATCTCCAGAACTAATGATATTAGCGCTTGTGTAGCTGCTAATGGATAAAATAGCAGACGTACTAGTCGCTGCCGGGAACTGCACGGTAAAACTATTACTACATGTCTTGTCTGATCCAAAATTTAACACAAAACATGCCGCCTTTGTAGTGTAATTGTAGACCAAAGCCCCTCTAGTAGTAAAGCTAGCTGGGTTCCAAACCGCATTGGCAAATGAAATATAAGCGGTGTTGTATTGATTATCTATAGTCGGCGTAACAGTAATAGTCAAAGGCTTGCCACCAGCCGTATACCCACTACCCACAACTTCATTAACTGTAGTGTAAGCAGTGGTTGTTTGGTCTAAATTAGCGTTTGCGTTATAAAGCGCTATGTAATAAGTACCGGTGGTAAAGTTTTCATTACCATTTAGTAGGTTTTGGGCAAAAGTGGTTGTAGAACCTTGAACAATAGCCATTAAATATTGCCCTTAAGGTTGTTGTTAAGCTTAGTCTGACCATCTCTGTAGAAATCACCCCTATCAAGAGAATCACCAAGACGTTTAAGTTCATTTAATGCTTCTACATATTTTTGCTCGTAATAGGACACTAAGTCTTGTTCTTGTTTCATAAATAGCATAGCTTCACGCATAGATCCATAGAATAGGACAGGATCATAGTTATCACCAAGCCAGCTAGTACCCGTTGCATTTGATATTGAAGCTACTGGAATACTAAACCCAGAGCCAGTACTACCTAGGGAAGAACAAGAAAGAACATCACCAACTACATAAAAATTACCACCAAACTGAAGGCTAACGCTTGTAACAACTCCACCAGCAATAACAATGTCTGCTGTTGCATTAGAACCAGACCCGCCAGTTAAAGCCACATTTTGGTATACACCATTGGTATATAGCGAGCCAGCAGTAATAGCGCCTAAAGTAGCAATTTGACCTTGGACGATAGTAGGTGGGTAGTAGAAATAGTGCATTTCTACCGTGTAGTTTTGATCTGGTGTAGGCGCTAGGATATATGACAGTTCATTAATATTCCCGTACTGAGAACCAAACAAAGCATAATATCTTGGCAAGCTAGAAGTTGAAGCTGAAGGATAGGCTTCTCTTAAATAGTTAACATCTTTATTAAGTAAATAAGTGTAATTACCGCTAGAGTCAACTACAGCTAAAGAATAATTAGCCAGCCAATCATTAGGCAAAGAAAGGTATTGATTACCAGAAGTAAGAGTGCCAGTAACATTTTTGCGTAATGATGGTAAGTTTACAGAGTTATAAATACGAGATTCTGCTTCCTGCACAAATACAGGAATATTAGCTACAAACAACTGTTCAGTATTTTCCGCATAGGACTGAATAGTGTTGTACAGAATCTCGTAATTCATTGCCATAAATTATCCTTGAGCAGGTTCTTCAGTTTTTGGCTCTTCTTGGGGTAATTGTGAACCTACTTGTGCACGAATCTTCATTAGCAATGAGAAAGCACCTGTTTTAGTTGGTAGTTCACCAAGCCCAGCCATAACACCATCTACTTCATTTAGTGTTAATTCAAGCTTAATTTGAGTATTTGGATCAAAACTCATGCCATTGGACCTCTAGACATACGACCTTTTGTAGCAGCGCCAGCGCCACGCATTTCAATACCGTCAGTTTTTGGTCCACGATTTTTATTACCAATAGACACACTCATAGCAGGACCACCAGGAACTAATTCATCAGCTCTTAAGGTATTTGGATCTTGCATATCATGGCCTGTTGCTTTACGCTCAGCAGCTACGCCAGTGCCATTAGCTTCGTACTGTTCTGCAGGACCATTATTTTTAGCGTGGCCAGTGCGCATAGGCGAACTGTTTTTGGTTGTTGGTTTGATTTGGGTAGCCATTTTATTTGCTTCCTGGTTTTTGATTACGAGCACGGGCTAAGTTGCGACCCATAGCTTTCATATCAGTGCCTGTAGGACCGCCTTGTTTCATCTTTTTTATCTTACCGCCTTTTTTCATGCCTTCAGGTTCTTTTTTCTCAGACGCTTTAATCATTTTAGAGATAAGTTTTTTATCTTGAGCTTCGTCGTCATGTTTCATTTTTGCCATTTTAATACTCCTAAGTAGTTGCTATTGTTACTGTACCGATTGTTATAACAGGAATCAAGCTATTTGGTGTTAAAGCTTGGTCAAATGCCCTTGCACCGCCAACAGGGTTCCAACCCCATTGTATCTGCCTACTACCATCTGTAGGATATCCAGCATTATTTACATTATTACTAGCTACAGGTGACGTATATAAACCAGTATTACCAGCAGAATAATATCCTATATCCGGCCTTGGGTCACGTATTGCTTGGGGATCATTTACTGGATACATACCAAGTTGTAATTGTGGCTGATCCGGATCCCAGCAAGTAGGGCAAACTTTGACTTTATAAGGCTTAGTTTTAAGGGTTTGAATTTTTAACTGAGTTAGCTTATATCTTTCCCCGCAACGGTCACATTGCGCAATAGCATGTTTACCCGATGCAAATCTATTTGGCATAGTTATCTAGAATAGAACATATTACGTGGTACAAAACGAGCGGGGGCTTTTTCCCTATCTTCATCCGCAGCCAACTTAAACTGTTCTTCATACTCCGATTTTAAGAATGGAATACGAGTTAAATCCATGCCCGGTAGCTTTTGGGATATATAAAATGCTAATCCAGCAGCCATACAAGGAATAAATCGGAACGGAATATCTTCAGTAGTTACACCTGTACCAGCATCTTGCAGACGACGCATACGCCAGTAAATAAGGGTATATTGAGTTCCAGGCTGTCCTGTAGGCCAAATATTGACGTTAGGAAGATAGTTTGTATATACACTTGCCCCTAAATTATGGGCAGTTGCAGTTGTATTGTTAACTCCACGATAGCAGTTTAATAACTGATTTGCGTTGCTAGAATTAGCTTGTCCAAGGTTTTGATAAAGGATTGTTTCACCATCTATGTTGATATAGCCTTGGCTACGCATATTAGCAGTAGATGTTACATACAAAGTAGTATCAGTTGCTAATGCAGGTTGACTTAAAGTGGTCGTAGCGGTTGCATCTACATTACCTGACTGTCTATCTATCCAAACTTGAATAGGTCGCCCATAGGCGTTTTTAGTAGGTATTGTAAGGTATGTATCGCCAGAGATACGTGTTAGGTTAATATCAACTTGGTTCTGTCCTGTACCAGTACGAATAACTTGGTCGTATAAGTCAATAGTATCTACAGGAATAGGGTAGCTAATTTGACCGCCATTAATATTGATAGGAATCTGTCCCTGCTCAATAGTCCATAAGTTAATACCACGGTTTGCCCACTCAATAGTCATCATGTTGACGCTACGACGAGCAGTTCTAAAGTCATAACCCGTGCGGAGTTGTTGACCACAACGCTCAAAGGCTTCCTCGATAAGGTCGCCCATGTCTAAATTAAACGAAGTGGTTCCGCTGGTACTCATTACTTAACCTTTTTAGCAGTCTTTTTAGCAACTTTTTTTGCCGGTACTTCTGCCGGTTTCTTAGCCTTACGGGTCGTAGCTTTTGCTACTTTCGGCTTTTTCTTTTCTGCCGGTGCAGGAAAAGGCCAAGCTTTTACCTCGGGTTCAAACGTAATTTCTACTTCTGGCTTTCGGAATAAACCTATTGCCCAATTAATAATAAATTTCATTCTCTTCTCCTTGTGGTTTCCATTAGCTAACCCGACCGCCAACTATAGGCTTTTTGTGTCTGCGGTTAAGCCAATGGAATTACTTCTTCTTTGCAGTTTTAGCAGATTTAATAAAGTCCGCTTTAGAAGGCGCACCCTTAGACCCAACTTTACGCATGTGCTCACCAGAACCAGCTGCAATACGCTTTTGCTTCGCATGAATATTTGCATATAAACCAACCTTACCACCTTTTTTAATCATGGTGACATCATTTGGATCATCCTTACGAACAATCGTTTTGGCTTTAGGCATTTTAGATGGGGCTACTGACCCCATACCACGAGAGGCTCGCATTATTTAGCCGTAGACTTTCCACCCATGCACATAGCTTTTACATGCTCGTGGTGCATTTTGTGTGGCTCTTGCTTATACATTTTGCCGACTTTGTCTTGCTCATGCTCATGTGCATGACCGCTGCCATAATGATGTTTAACGTGATCTACGTTGTGTTTGTGTTCCATTTTAAACTCCTTATTTAATGTGAACTAAAGGACCATTGCCAATTGTGTTACCAGCCATTTTTGGGTACTTGGTTTTAGTTTTACCACGTTCTGCAATACCATCAATGCTAGGAGCGCCAGTTTTAACTTTGCCCATAGACTCGCTACCCATTGTCTCTTTTTGAGAGAATTTTTTAGTTGCCATCATTTTGTCTTCACCTTTCCGCCAGATTTTTTGCCGGCGTATTTGTTTAAATTAACATCAGGTACATTCTTCTGTTGCCCTAGAATACTACCAAACCTTGTCTCTTGGCGGTTAATTTGGTTCTTGCCGCCTCGAGTAACACCAACACCACCACCCAAACCAAACTTCTTACCTTTGTCAGCCTTGGCAAACTCTTTACCTACTGATTGCTTTATACCAACTTTCTTAGCAAAAGCTGGGCTATGCGCCACGGCTTCCATTAAGTTATGTTGTTTCTTGCTTTTACTTGGCATTATTTATGACTCCAATACCCAATAGCTAACCCAATAACACCTGTTAATACGCTAACTGCGCCACCAATAGCCATCAATGTTTTCCAACCACCTTTAGCTTCAGATAAAGTTTTATTAATAGCTTGAATGGCAATTTTGATTTCTTCCATCTCTTTTACCATTTTATCCATATCTACCTGTAAGTGTTGGATATTGCTTGCGTGGGTAGCTAATTCTCTAGCTGTCTCTATTGGGTCCATTTCGGTCATTTGCAATTCCACCGCTTTAAACTAGCTGCCTTACGAGTAGGGCGCCCTTTTTCATCTTTCATTGGACCAGGCATACCAGACATTCTTGCACAAAATGATTTTTTACGAGGACCACCTTCAGGTTGCGGAGCCTTTAAATTAGACCCCGTTTCCCTGTTATATTTTGCACGACCTTTGGCGGTAAGACCAGCACCTTTTGATACTGGAAGCTTTTCACCTCTACCTACTGCAAGTGATGGGCCTTTTTTCTTAGTTGCCATGATTATTTGCCATTAGAAATTAACTTACCAGCGACAATAACACCAACTTGAACAGCAGAACTGTTTGAAGTACCTACTTGCCATTGAATATCAGTTTTTTCTGGATACAAAAATGGTACTTGGCTTCTATAAATTGTGTAAACAGAAGTAAATGCTTGTTGCAAAATAGCAGTTTCTACGCCAGTAGCATTGTTAATA